CCGAAGTGCAGAAATTGAGGGAAACATGACCGACCTAGAAACTGCGGCGCGGGAGCGAGCACTAGCTATGCACTTAGCATCAATTGTTGGCATGTATTTCCCTCGTGAAGTCGAGACACATTTTAACTCCGGCTTCCTCGCAGGTGCCGCGCACATGCAAAAGCGCATCGAGGAGTTGGAGAACGATAAAGTAAGAGACCAGAGAATGTACGACAATTTAAACTCAGTAAGAATTGAAGAATTAAATGATTGGGAAAAATGGCGAGAAGATATTTTAAAAACACTCACCAAAGAGCGCCAAATTTCAAAAATGCTGGAGGAGGGTTTGAAAGACGCTATTAGTGAGCCAGGAGTAGTTAAAAATAGAACCTTCATTTGTGAACGCACCCTATCCGAAGTGCAGAAATTGAGGGAAACATGACCGACCTAGAAACTGCGGCGCGGGAGCGAGCACTAGCTATGCACTTAGCATCAATTGTTGGCATGTATTTCCCTCGTGAAGTCGAGACACATTTTAACTCCGGCTTCCTCGCAGGTGCCGCGCACATGCAAAAGCGCATCGAGGAGTTGGAGGCTAAGGTCGAGCAATACGCTAACAACATTTTAATTCACGACAAGAGGGCTACAGAACACCTGCGAGACTTTAACCTAGCGCAAGCCAAGCTCAAAGACCTAACCCAGAAAGGCCCGAGTGATGAGTGAGTTAAAACTAAAAAACAAAGGAGAAAACATGAAAACAGTAGAAGAGATAATTAAAGATCAGGTAGAAGAAATAAATGAAGAGCAACAGCGCAAAACGGAAAGAGAGGTTCGGTCATTAATTCAAGATATTATTAATAAGCAGAGCAATATTGCGATCCTTACAAATGAGATAATTGAATTAAAGGCTAAGCTTAAAAAACTTCAGGCCCCCGAAAAAGTCCAATTAGAGGTGTAAAATGGAAGTTAGCTTTAAAATTGAAAAATGGAGTATAAGAAAAGATGAAAAAACGCACCTTCCTATTATTACGGGACAGTATTCTTTGGAAGCAATGGGTAAAACAGTAGCAAAGCAGTCATTCAATAACGAATATGGAAGTGACGTTCAATTCCCTTTTTCGATGAGTCTAACCCAAAAAATTCAGGATATTGAAAAGGAAATAATCGAAGAAATACATAAGCTTGTAAAATAATTAACAGCAAGGAGTACACAAATGACCACGCGCAAAGACCTTGAGGCTAAGTGTGAGGAGTTGGCAGATGCTTATTTACAAAAACATTACGTCTCGTGCGTAGGCGATATAGATTTTAAAGCAGGCTTTACTGCCGCTCTCAACCTCACTTGGCCTCTATTAGAGGAGCGTGATGCCAAGCTCAAGGTTTACGAGGAGGCGTTGAACGAAGCGAAATGGTTTTGTCAGGATCAAAGAGCCAGAGCAAATGAGGCAATCAATACCGTTTGCTCAAATGAGGATTGTGATTACCAGTGTGGAGCATGTATTAGATCAATAGATGACTGCGAGGATCTTGTTTTAAAGATCAACAAAGCCATCGAGCAAGCAAAGGGGATGAAGTGAGTAAAGAAATCACCGCGTACATTGCTGAGGCCCTCACCCAAATCGAGCAGGTTTTGAAGGGACAAACTAACGCTCAAACGTTAACAGCGGCACACTTAAGTAACGTCAACATATAGGGTGACGTTTGAGCGCAGAAAGTCCACCTATAGATAGACAAAATTTGGCAGTTTTTACAGGTTTACCCGTATAAATACCCGCAAATACCCATAAAACGTAAATGAGGTTGGCGCGGGAATAGCATCAAAGAAGGTCAATGAAAACGTCACTCATCCTAGTCATTATGTTATCTCTGCCTGCGCAAGCGGGATGGTGGTCGGATATGTGTGCCCGTCATTTAATTAGCGACGACCCCGCACCTTACGCCGAAGTAGAGACGGATCAACTCCTAGAAATATACAAAGTATACTCGTCGGGCAAACAACTCGATGAACTACTCTACCGCTATAGAGCAGGCATGATGACTCATCGACAATCGATGGCGTTTAGGAATTTGTTTAAGAAGCCTCAGCAGCCTTAATTCTAGTTTGTCTTAAAATCTCCATTGTCTTTTTAGACATCAATAAAAAAGTAGATTGGCACTCCTGACAGTTAAAATAAAGGCTACCAAATTCTGGGCATTTACCAACCATCTTAGAGTTTCGAGTCGTTTGAATTTTACCGCATGAGCATTTTTTTAACGTCATACATACCTATCGACATTTACCGATCAAAACTTTAGAGTACCAATATGGAACAAAAAGCACACTCTCGCCTCTCGGCATCAGGCTCTAATATCTGGTTATCCTGTCCAGCCTCGGTAAAACTCAGCGAAATAGCTCCACCAAAAGCAACCCATCCCTCGGCTCAAGTTGGAACTGTCGCGCACTACGTCTGCGAGGTTGGCCTTGATCGGCTTTTAGATAAGTCAGATGCTTCATTTCAGGATATGTTGGGAGAGGAAATTAACGGTATTTTCGTAGATAGAGCCATGATTATAGGGGCTGAATTGTACGTTAATTTTATAGCCGATTTGTATGATAAAGCTTCCGATAAAATCGAAGTCGAAACGAGGCTTACCTTAGAGCACATTCATCCAGATATGTTTGGAACGGCAGATTGTGTTTTAATAAAAGCTAATGGTCACGTTCACGTTATTGATTACAAATTCGGCACATGGAGCGTGAAGGCTAAAGAAAACTCTCAAATGATTTACTACGCTCTCGGCGCTATTAAAAAAATGGACACTACACCTAACGTTTGCACAATTACAATCATTCAGCCGAGATCAAGCGATGGTGAGCAAATAAAATCCTGGGACTTTCCTAAAGATCAATTTGAAGTGTGGGAGAAGAAATTTAAATCTGCTGCCGAAATGGCTGATATAGGTACGCCGTTAGTTAAAGGTAAGCACTGTCAGTTTTGTCAGGCTAAGCCGATATGTCCACTGCATAAAAATGCATAGCTTTATGCAAGATCAAAAGAGTCCTCCATATTACCTTGGCGAGGTAAGGCCCTGAGTAAATAAGTACGCGCTAACATTTTCTCCATTAGCCTTCTTACCTGCCACTCATGCCATGTTTTATAAAGTAACTCTACCGAGTCTACACAACAGGCGAATGCACCTTTATTAATTTTATCCTCTAAAAATGCCCTTTGATGTGGCTTTAGTGTTGAGCGTTTACCAGGTGCTTTTACTTCAACAAAAGCGCCGTAACCAGAAGGATCACAGCCCACATAATCGCTAACTCCAGCGTCAGTTTGCCCACGCAAATACGTCCCAGCTTGTACGTTATAAACCGCTTTTGATTCTATTTTATTCATCGAGAATTTTAGCTCTACAAAAAGTGCCCTGATGTGCTTTTCTAACTCAGCCTCTGGCTTAGCATTGCGCTTTTTACGAGGAGCTTTGCGCTCCTTTGGTAATTGATTTTGATAGTATTTATTTAAAGCATCTCGAGCTGACATAAAATTATGGAGTGTTATAATAAATTATAGCAACGTAACCACTCCCACCGTCTCCACCGGCACCAGAAGAACTACCAACATTTCCTCTAGATCCACCAGCGCCTCCTGCTCCACTATTAGCTACAGCATCCTGTCCAGCAGTCTGTCCACCTAATGCTAGCGCAGCTCCACCAAAGCCAGGCGTTGCTGGAGTGCCATAATTCCCAGCGCCACCGCCACCGCCACCATGAGTATTACCCAGAGCAGAGCCTGGTGTTCCGCCTAATCCGCGTCCACCAAAACCAGAGACAATATTAACACCAGTGCCAGTCACTGAGCTAATTGTTCCACTTGTTCCAACACCTCCAGCAAGGTTTGTATTTGAAGCTCTGCCAATCCCACCAGTGCCACCGCTACCAACTGTTACTGTTAGTGTGCTCGAAGGAACTACGGTTGAAATAGTAGTTAAAACAACTCCAGCTCCACCGCCACCACCAGATCCACCAGCGGTTGGTGTTATTACAACTACTCCAGAAGATCCACCTCCACCGCCACCGCCACCACCGCCAACTACTACAAACATCGCGGTGTTAACATTAGGTGGAACAACGAATGAGTCCACGCCAACAGTGGTGTATTCAACAAAGCGCAAATCTTTATCTAAAAGATAATTAATTGCTCCACCAAGCTTAGTGAATAAAGCGGCGGTAACTGGTGCATCTCCAGTTACTTCCAAATCCGTGATAGGCAATTGTGAATACGATAGGTCTGCCAAGGTAAAACTCCTTACAGCATTGCGTAAGCTGTATTATTTAAAGTTGAGCTAGTTAATGTACTCATGTGGCAGTAGACAAGGCTAACTTGTTCAGTCACATCGGCATCGTTATAACTAGATTTCTCCATTATCATTCCAGCGGTAGGAATAAAACTCAATGCCGGACTTACAGTAATTGTATTTGATGACGCGCTAACGATAACAGTGTCCTCTAAAATACTATGATCAGCACTGCGCACCCGTACAGAGCAATTTGTTAAATTCTCCCACTTACGATATTCCTGAGCACCATAGCTTGAATTATAACTAGGCTGTATCACAAACTGAGTCGTAGAAATACCAGCAGATATATCGCTAGAGTGCCCTATCAAACAATATCGAGCCGAAGTACTAAACGATGTGTTAACCATTTCTAAAGAAATATCACCAGTGCGTAGGTTAAAATCCTTGTTTTGAATTTCAAGTAAACGAGGACTCATCCCACGCTCACCAGAAATTGTATCTGGTAGCTTTAAATCAGATCCATCGTAAATAACTATGTCGCCAATCTCTAAATTAAATCCTACCTCAAACAATACCGAAGCTGTAATAACCTCAGCGCCAAACTCATACCGCTTTAAACGACGATTTGAGTGTAACTGAGCCCTTGATTCTCCACCAGTGGCGTCTCTAAATCCTTTGGCCTCAATAACTAAAGTTTTATTAGAGCCCTTAATTCTATTTTTAGATGTAGCTGAAATAGTAATAAGGTTAGACAAATACCTATCAGTGCGCTCATCCTCTTCGAACTTATAAACAATCTCATTGTAAAATTGGTTATTTGTAGAGCGTTTTAATTTCTGCTTGGTTGGATTTTTAACATTGCTATCGTTAAGTGTTGTAATGTCCTGGCCTGGTATTGGACCTATGTGATAGCCAACACTAGCTTTTGATTTACGAGGCAAACTGTAGCAAGCAATCGGCGAGTAAATGTTCTGCTCTAAAAATTCCTTAGCGTTTTCTATAGTGTCTTTTAAATAAATATCGTACTGGTCACTTGATAAAAATCTACCGTAAAGCAACAAGTGCTCAGCTACGTCTACCTCGTCACCACCCATTCTTAATCCATCGGGCAGCACATCGTATTGTGATCTAATACTCATCGTGGCTACACTTGGCGATTCATCTGTAAACGTAACGCCGTCTACTAATATGTAAGATCCACCAGTAATTGAATTAACCTCGAGCACTCGTTTTAAACTTACGTTATTAGACCCAAATCCAGAGCCAGTAGTTGTAATGTAATCACCAACTACTATCCCATAAACCTCTGCTACGTCTCGGCCTGCCCAGTAAATACTATTTGGAATATTAAGAGCACCTACTACGTTAAACGCACTAATAGGAATATCCTCGACGTAATCGCCTTGAGTGCCAGAGAACAAAAGCTTTAGCGCCAAAGGAATAGCGTCATCAATTAATCTATAAAAAGTTGTAACTTGTGTATCTATAGGCCAAGCCTGAGCTAACGTTGCAAGTCCAGCCCTCGTACACCCAGTTAAATCAAGTCCACTTATGCCTGTAAACTTAACAAGCTCAGACGACGTATCATCGCCTATTTTAACGTAAGCCTCAAACGAACTATCGTAAGTTAAGTCAGGACCTAAAACTGGAGCTAAAATATTAGCTACCGTCTCAAGCGGTATTGTGGTCTGTGAGTTTGTAATTGCAGCAGTTAATTTAGTCTCAACACTTTTAAAAATGTTAGAGCGTTTCTTATCCTCTGGTGAATTAATTTGAAAAGTAACCTTACCAGAGTCAGAAGTTACGTCCGTAATCAGCCCTCGAAACACAATAAAATAATCGTCTGGGTAAGCCGTCTGCTCAAATCCGATCCAGACGCGGCACTTGCGTTGTAATACATCGTCGAGCACTAACCCTGGTGTAATTAACTCTGTAATTGTGCCGTCGTCTATCATAGCAATAGCCATGTTAGAAATAGAAGCCGACTCGCCTTTATCAATATTTAAACTTTGTTTTATCGAAGTCGTAGTGCCATCAAATGTAATTACGTTTTCTTGGTTAGGAACTAAATTATAGCCACCTACATAAAACGCAAATAAATCTACCTGAGGATCACCAGTAACAAGCCCTGGATCACCTACACGCACATACTGTCTAATTGCCAAAGCGCCAAATGGATAATCTAACCCATCAATCTCGAGCACAATGTTAGGCTGTTTTTGTACCTGCTGAGCTGCCAGTAATGCACTTTGAGTTAATTGAAACGCCAATTATAGACCTCTAAAATGGTTTTAAAAATCCAACAACTCGCATGGCTTTAGTACCAGCTTTATTTCTACTCTTTAAATAAACACCGTCGCCATCTCTATTAAGACCAGCCTTTGTATCAGGCCCAGTGTTGCCCTCAATAGTTAGCATCGACTCTAAACCGAACTCTTTTACTATTCCAGTATGACCAGACATAGTTTTTCCCTTTTGCCAAATAACTATCGCACCAGGCTTAGGCGAAAACTTAACTCTTTGTTTTTTAGAAGTCTTATCCCAAACGGTTAAGCAGTGCTCACTCTCAAATATAGGTGAAGTAACTTTTAATTTCTTTTCAACGTAAGCAAGTCCAGTTTGAACCAAACTCATGCACCATGCTACATGGTCAGGACCACCAACAGTGTCTTGAATTAAAGAGACCATAGGTCCTTTATTATTCCCACCGCTTTCAAAAATTCCTATGCACGACTCCATTGCACAAATAAATAAAAGGCGCGAGTCGTTCATCTCAACTGCGTTTTGAGCTAAGCCGTTTTTAGCTAACTTATCATCAATGTAATCAAACATTTTTTGTTCTATTTTTCTCATACTATTGACATCGCCTTTCAGCCGTAGCCTTTACTTGAGCTACCCATGCTTGTGCTGCTTTAAAATCCTCAGCCGATAAACATTGGGCTGCTTCCATTTGAGGATTATCTCTACTTAAATTTATTTTCTCTTTAGTCTTAGTGTTAACACAACGAAATTTATTAAATTTAATAGAGTAACCACACTGCCAAATTGCTGGTGCCGGAGGTAACTTTGCACAAGCTACAGTGCTAATTAACAGAATCGCTAATGTCGTTCTGAGCATCGTCAAAGTCCTTTTCAGTTTGTGCATTCTTTTGTTTATCAACAGCCTCACGCAATTTAGCCTCACGCTCGGCTGCCTCTTTTGCTTTTTGATCTGCAACTAAATCGAAAAACATATAGGCCAGTTTTATCAACTCCCTTATAACTGCAATACCTGCAACGATAGCTGAAAAAATCTGGCCCATACTTACTCCTTACTTAGCTTGTAGAATCTCAACCATCTTAGGAATGATCTGAACTAACTCTAAGCCTTTTACTAAATTAAAATCAGCAAACTCCTCACCAATCTTATCCATATCAGCGTAACCAGCTTGCACTAAAGTTTTAAACTCACCCTCAGTCATAAGAGCTTGGCCTAAAGCCAATGCATCCTCTAGCTGAACACCGTCTTTAACTCTATCAGCTACAAACTTACCTAAAATCAGAAGTGCAATGATTGCTTCTTTAGTGTTTTTCATTTGTTCCATTTTTTATTTCCCCTTTTAATTAGTATTGGTATTGGATCACTACGATGTCACCGGCAACAAGAGCGGCTGAACCACCTGTTGCTAAGTCATTTAAAAAGTTAATCTGAGTACCAGACTGACTCCAGTCAGGATTTGCTCCGCCTTCTGATAAAAATCCAGCGCCGCGCACTGAGAACGTAAGAGAGTCTGGAATAGGAGTATTTGCTACAGTTAAAAACTGATTAGTAATATCGCCAGATACCAAGGTAAAAGTCTCCTTAGACCAAGTAACTCCGCCACCGCCTGGTGCTACAAAAGACAAATTACCAGACCCGTCCACGCTCAACACATCTCCATTTGTTCCAGCGTCTGGTGGGAGAGTTAATTGATAGCTTGCGGTTAATGTAGCAGGCGCTCTAATACCAGCAGTAAAGTTATTACCAGCGTCGTAGAATTTAACAGGGATTGCGATAGTAGCAGACTGATCTAGAATAACTACTTCGGTAGTAGGGCTAATGTTAATTGCGCCGGTAGTGGCTTCTAACAAAAGCTCAGTTCCATCTGTAGCAATATATCTAGCGTGAACTTCACCAAACTCTAAAGTTGGAGAGCCTAGGTCAACTCCTCCGTCAGTCTCTGGATGTAAACCAGACTGTAAGACAAATTCATCGCTAGTATTAACCTTTAATAAATCAATATCAGCACTATTAGCAGCGTTACGAGCGCGAAGTGATCCGTTATTATCTAACCTGATTTTCTCATCAGCTACCGCGTTATTAGTAATAAATTTCTTAGTAATTTGTGACATTAAAAATCCTCCTTAAATTGTTATCGAACATCCAATGTTACGACTTAAAAATATAAAACAAAAGTCTAGTAAATAGTGCGCCAAGCGTAGGCGTCTGCTGCATCTTTAGCGCATACTTGAATATCGTCTTTAACCCCAGTACCGCCCAAAGTATGCCAGTACATTCCACGCACTCCACTTGCACACGTTGGCTTTGTTCCAGGAGTTTTAAAAGTAATCCCCCCACCGTTTGCAGTTGATGAGTCACCACCCCGAATAATTACAGCTCCACCGTCGCTTGATCCTGTATGGTTTTGACCTTGCACAATTACGTTTTTAGCCGTCCCACCAGTGTCTGCTCCACCAGTAATTCCAATTGGGTTTGTAGCTCCCCCTTCACCGTAAAGACCTGTAAAAGTCCCGCCGTCTGGAGAAGGTAGACCACCAGCTACAATGACAATGCCAGTGCCAAATCCGCTTGAATGCACTCTTAAGCCAGCTTGCGCAGAATATAAATTAGCATACATTGCAGACCAAAATAAAGATGAGCTGCCTAGCTCGAAGGCATTACTAGTACCAGGATTAAATCCAGAGTTACTAAATTGTAAAATCTTAGAGCCAGCTACCGCAAAAGCAACGTTATTGCTACTAGGAGAATACATACCAGTATCAGGATCTCCGCTAAAAGAATACGAAGGAGCACTCACCGTGCCTAATGCTAATTCTAAAGGAGCTTTAATAAACTTACCGTCAATTTGAGCAGCATTTGAAGGCATCGTTAACATTAAGAGAGCAATTAATTTAATCATATTATACCCAATACATTATGGTGACCTTATCACCAGTTAATAAAATTCCATCTAATCCTAAACCATTCCACGAAAGCACTGCTCCACTTACCGTAAAGTCATCTCCATAAAATTGATGAGGACCACTCTTAACCATAAGCTGAGTTTTATTTGCAGTCGCAGGAGTTGACGCTAAAGTTAATTGCTTAGCCGTCTCCTCGCCACCTGTAATTGTACGAAGCTCAACCTCAGGCTCTCCACCACCAGAGGGCGCTACTAAAGAAGTACCATTATCGTAATAAAAAACTTGAGTGTCCGTGCCGTAAACAATCGTCCCAGCTTTACGAGTTAGCGTAAGTAAATTGGCGTATGTATCACTTGGTACAGTAATGCGATTTGTGTTGCTAGCAGTTCCGCCGTCGATGTCTTTATTAATAAGGACTTGAGCAGCGTCATCAGTAATAACATCAGACTCAGATCCAAGAAGACCAGCTCGCCAGTACGAAGCTGAGCCAGTGTTAAATACGAGAGATCCGAAAGTTGACGTTCTCTCCACAGTAAGACCAGCGTCAACACTAGAGGCATCATTACCACCCACATTCACAGTTATATTTTGATCCGTTACATCTAAATTTGTAGAGTTAATACTTGTCGTGGTGCCGTTAACTGTTAAATCACCTGGAATAATAACATTACCAGTTACATCTATTGTAACGGCACTCTCAGCAATTAAACTTCCAGTAGGTCCATCAAAAACTACAACCGATCTATCCGCTACAGTTGGCCCTGGACCTTCTAACTTTGCTGCGTCTAGGGACGCAAGGGCTGCGTCCAGTTGACCTATTGCAGTCTTACGACTTGAACCATTAGTCACATAGTTATTAGATGAGTAGTTATTTCTAGAAGCGTCTCCAATACCAGTCATACCAACAGCATCAAACGTTTCGTTTATAGCCCTTTGAGCGTTTGAAACCTGCGCACCAGAATTAGGATCTGCTGTATTATTTAAATCAACTACACCAACTGTAGAACTGTTTTGAGTCCTAGATAAAAATGCTGCGTTAAAATTGGCGCCTGTGGCGCTTACTCCATCTTGAATCGCCAAACAAAACTCCCTCTATGGAACTACCCTTAAAATAAACACACCAGTCTCATAAATGTCCGGTAGGTTCTGTGTAAATAACTCTTTTAATTTGAAACCAGTGCCATCAGAAAAGCCAGGATAACTTTCTAAAATTACTTTAAAAAACGTAGACGGTTGATCTACATCGGGCACAAACTCAAACTTATTCTTTTGCGAAACAAACTCTAAGAAATCTACCGCATCCGCTACACCACTCGCGTTGTTTTTAATAACGCATCCATCCATAGGCTTATCGGTAATAAACTTAACGTCCATTTCAAAGAACTGATTTAGCCCAAACCGCACTACCTCAACTCGACCACTTGGCGTCTTGTTAACCGTAGGCTCATAGGACTTTTGACTGTGCAGTCGATCTACATAACTTTGTAGTAAAAACTGTGGGAAATACTGCTCTCCACAGTCGGTACTTCCATCGTAAGTACTAGCCCCAGTTAAATCACCTGGATAAACAAAACCCATAGTGGTCCAAGCAGCATTACCATTGTTTGATCCAGTGTTAATTAAAAGGCTAAACGTACCAGAACCAGTAATCGTCATCACGTTATTATTATTTCGGTCTACAGTAACCGTATAAGTAAGCGCACCAGCGTCGTTTAAAGCCGCTTGCACAGCCGCTGGAAATTGCTCTAAAGCATAATCCCCAGTGTCTATAACCGCCGTTAGCTCTGGTCCGCCCTCGCTAAAGTTAATAAATCTATTATCAGTCGTTATATTTATGCCGTAATTGAATTTTGAATAACTGTAAATCATTATGCCCTCGCCGTAATCACGGCACCTTGCTCAACAATGCCCTCGTTAAGTAGCTCGACTATGCGAAGTGCCGACTCTCTGTTATCTAAAACGTCACCTTGGATATTTACTACAACTCGTTGCTGGGCCTTTTCGTCTACCACTTGAGGCTCGTTAATTGGTTGAGTTGTAGATCCTCCACCACTCGCACTAGTAGTAGGAACTCCACCAGCACCAGCACCTCCGCCCGATAATGCTTTTAACAAGGTACCAGCCGCAATAAGTGCAATACCTGCAAAAATAGCAGGTCCACCAGTTAACCCAACAACAGAAGCCCGAATTGCTTCCATACCAAGACCTGCTAGCAAAACCGTCTCACCAATAGTAATAAGCATATCGCCAAAAATGCCTCCTATGGTTTTAAGAAGCCCCTCAAAAGCATTTTTACCCTGAGCAATATTTAAAACAACTAACTGGATAGATTTAGAAATAGAGTTTCTAATAGCTGTCGATACGATATTACCAAGCTGGTTAGCCGTTAAAGCTAAAGAACTAAGTGCAGTTTCTGCTACCTTGGCTGAATTTTTAGCGTTTTCTCCCATTACATTTAATGAGCCAGACGTTGCCTCTACGTTTTCTTTTGTTTTATTTAAAAAATTATTTATCGCATCGTCACCAGCAAAAGCATTGTTAATGCTTTCGAGCGCCGAGTTAGTACTAAGACTTAAGTCATCAAACGAGGCTTTTGCTACATCCTTTAACCCGATAAGACCTTGAGCAAGGGCAGAATTTGGAGCTACTAACGCTACAGCTCTACCGGCAAAGCCTGCCACATCTCCAATAACCGCTAAAATAACCTGAGAAATATCATTTAAAACAATCTTTATCGCATTAAAAGCAATAGTAATCGGCACAACTACTGCGAAATTTATAGTCTTAGCAAAGTTAATTGCAGATAAAGTTAAAGGCTTAAATATATCAGCGTCACCTGCGTTAAATCCCGCAAGCGTATTTTTAGCAGAAACCACTGCGTCCTTTATGGTTTTAAATACAGCTAACACCGCAGGACTTCTAACAACTAAATTTCCAAACTGCTCTTTTAAATCATCGAATGCATTTTTTAACTGAGTAAGTGCTCCACTAAATGTTTTAACTTCATTCTCGGCAGCACCCTTAAATCTCTTAGCAATTAAATCTACACCCTCACCAGCCCTTAGTTGGTCAACGCTTAATTCCTTTAGCCCTTGAACTGTTTTAGCTAAAGACCTTGGTACTACTCCACTAAACGTAGATCCAATTTGCTGAGCCGCTGAGTTTAAATCAATCCCTAGCTGTGCTGATAAATCAACCGCTGCTCTTGTTAGCCTCTCGGCCTGCTCATTTGTACGAGTGTAGTTTCGAGCTAAGGCCGCAAGCGATAACGCCGCATCGTCTTGAACTGTTGTAGTATCTTGAATACTATCAGCTAATTTAACAAAACTATTTAAAGCCTCTTGAGAAAACGTACCCGCAGATGCTAGCGAGTTAGCTAGCTTATTAATAGCATTTTGCTGCTCTTCTGCGGCCTTAATACTTTCGGTAAAGCCCTGTTTTAAAAAAGAAAAGAAATTAGAAAACGCTCGCTCTAATAAAACACCTGCTGCAAACTCAGATGCTCTTCTAAAAAATCCACCGATATTACCCGCAGACTCCTCGGCGGCCTTTTCCATTCTGATAAAGCCCTGCTTTATCGAGCCGTCATCTAATTCAATTACTACTTGGATCTTTGAATCATCTGCCACGCTGTAGCTTCCTTGCTAAATTGGCGACCACTTCTTTATAGTCTAAAACTTTTTGTGCTATGTAATGAGTCGAGCCGTTTTTTAGGTCTCTTGTAATTTGCTCCCGAGCTTTATCGGTAAAGCTAGCGAAATTATTTTGCTGGACTCGAGCTAAACCCTCTTGACACTCAAGCATATAGGCAGATTTTAAAAACCTAACAAAATCAGAGTAAGGCATTTTATCTACCAATTGTGAGTCCCATCCATAAAACCTACAAACGCGAGCCTTATCTAAAAAGCTCGCATCTACTTTTTTTCGGAGATAGCTCCAAGCATTGTCTCGACTAATTTCTTCATCTTGCTAACTGGCATTTTATTAGCTACCTCAGTAGGTAGCCCTAATTTATTTAAGAAATCGACAATGGACATTGTATCTGTACCGTCTTTTAAAGATGTAGCCTCTAATACGGAAGGCTCGCGCATCTTAAAAGATGCGCCGTTATACTTAACTACAAACTCTACATCCTGACCTAGATCAATATCCATTGACTACTCCTAATTAAAAGCCAGTCTGGAATACATCCCCGAATGCCATAGCGTTAACATTAGTGTTAGCGTTAAGGTCCAAGAAACCTTTCCAGGTAACTGACAACTTTTGTGGATTCTCTCCAGAAAATGTTAGGCTATCTGGTACCGGTACGCAAAGCATAATTACAGTGTCAGTAGTATTATCTACCGCATTAACAGGACGCAAAACTAATCGAGCGGCCTCTGTTAAAATGTTTCTGCCAATTACAGCGCTACCAGCTCCAAAAACTTCTGTACCGCCACCAGGTGTATAAGTGCCACCGTAAATAGAATAGATAGTTTTAAGTTTAGACGTAGCCGTCTCAAGCATTGTGGTTTTACACTCGATCTTTTCAAAGCCTTGAGACAATGAAGCAATTGGTGTAGGTCCGTACTGGTGAGCCTTTACATCCAAGTTACTTGGCGTAACAGATGGCTCAACATCGCCCTCTAAAAGTCCAAGGTCGAAGTTTTTACCTTTACGACATACTGACAAAACAACAGTAGTAGTTGTTCCAACAGTTGATGCAGTTACCTCACCAATCGCATCGCGGTTAACACAAACTACGTTACCTTCTAAAGTAGCTGATAATCCAGTTACGCCATCAATAGCAGTTTGAGTAGCAGTTAAAATTGCACTCAAAGACGCAGACGCTGCGTAATCAACTGGGATTGCAGTGCGCCCAGCAACGGCTGGATCGGTATCGGTGTTATTCTCATCCCACCAAACGTAGTAATCAGTGCTAGGAGATGATAACAAAATGTACTTACCACCAAGACCACTAGCGGTAGAGCCAGTGAAGTCCCAGCAATCATTGGCTTCAATTTGCCAAAACACATTTACAGGATTGATCTTAATATTATTACTGTCACAGCTCATTTAACCCTCCGTGGATTATTAAAATTTAACAAAAAGCGTAAATCATTAGCGCACTAAATTCTAACTCGATAACCACCGTGTTATCATTGGAGTCCGCCAGAGGACTAACAGAGATATTAACAGGACGAATATCCTTTAACCCATCTGTCTGGAGCCTCTGCGCTGGACTTAAAATATCGTCCAGTATTTCTTGACCAGCATCAAGTGATAAATCAATCGCACTCGATGGATCTCTAAATCCCTTAAACACTACCCTTACGGTAATTGGATAATCAAATATGTGGTGCATCTGATTAGCAGGACCTGACTTAATAGCGCCTACCTCTAGGTGATACATCTTATCCAAAATAGTAGAGGGCATATTCTCAACGTTAAAACCGTCAGTCCATTCACGATAGCCTAAACCATCCATGCGTGATCTAAAAAATGCCCTCACTCCACCTAAAGTCATTCGCGCACCAAGTCTTTACTCATTACTACAACGGCCTCACCTACGTTTATCTCGCCATCGCCGTCTAAATCTAAACGTAAAATAGCCCTATCCGAAGCCTTCTTAGCAAGTGTCTCGTAGTATTTAGACTTATCCGAAAACACATCGTCTACCGCGTTATAAATAGATCTAAAAATCAACGATAAAGTTAAATACCTAGACCAGGACCTAACCTCAGACACATCTACAACGGCTTCTTTAGTTAGCTTATGCCCTTCCGTATCAGTCACGCCAGACTCATCTAGCCAGTCTATTATCTTTTTTTGAGCCTCGCGGTGGATATTTAAATAACTATTCTTACCCTCAGGACACCACTTTAATATGTCAGGCTCAAGAGCCATTATGTCCTGATCCACGCTAAATAAATAATCATCCGCTGCCGTTAATACTTGAATTGTTTTTGTAATAGTCGAGGTAGTACCAGCGGTAATGCGTAGAGAAATTGTCTCCGACCGACTTGGGCCAGAGTAACTCCAGTCTAAATACCAGTCTTTATAGCTAGTGCCAGTCACGTTAATAAATCCATAACCAGCCTCGGGTTCAATTTCGACTAAAGTAATAGCGGTTGCACCCTTAGACACAAAAGATTTAACCGCGTTTAATCGCGTCTTATCTATCTCTTGAACAATATCCTCGGTCTCTAGAACTGGAAATATAGCCATCTACTCACCACCTGTTACGATGTACATCACGCCAAACATTACCAATATCCACATACTTACCAACACTATACTTACATACATACTAAAAGCTGGACCTTTCATTTTTGCCATGACCACAGCTCCTTTTCGTGTGGACGCTCCTCATGCTCTATCGCATTTAAGCAATGATCCTTCTCACCTGCCAAATTAAAAGCTAACCAATCTAAAGCATGAGCCATCGGTACTACCCAAAACTTAGGGCGGTTAGATAAAATAGCCCGTCCAATACGTCCAGATAAAGACTCATCAGGATCACCGAGTAAAAGCACATTCACAAACTGATCTAGTCCTAGACCTAAGTTATAAAGATACTGCTTAAACATACCAAATTACCTCGCACTGCAAATGGTGAGTCACTCCAGCGTTATGGATAATTTTTAAACCTAAAATATGACTGTAGTTAGTGCCATCAAACGTAACTGTGCTCGCTGAATCGCCTACCCAATCCATTTCACGATTACCGTAATTGGCGTACTTTAAGTTACACCCTTGAACTAACTCAACCGTACCACCATAAATAGCTGGAATATGAGGAGCAATACACGCATTAGCGTACATATCAGTTGCAGGTTGAGCACTTTGATAAATACAAAAGCCCTGTAAATCAAACGTAGAAGTCTGGTTCATTGTCACCAAAGTCACAACAGCATTTGCCTTATCAGCATTATCCGTAATCTCGTCACCTAAAGCGTCGTACAATTTAATCTCACCAATACCTAAATCAGTACCAGCCCAGCCGCTTACTACTAAACTATCTAAGTCAGAAGTGTCGAAATTAATAAAGGTAGATCTGTAAGTGCGTCCTGAGCTTGCAAGCTTTGGATTAACTAACTTTGCTCCGTCGGCGTCAATAGACTCCATCGGTAGATTTGCTATAGCTACATAGTTAGTTTCAAAATCTACAGTATCAGCACTCTCATCTTTAGCCAGAGCGCACTCTAAACCAAACTGTCCATCAAATGCATACGCATAATAATTTTCGGTGTCCTCGACGTACTGTAAACGTAAACCTTTACCATCAACAAAACTTTTAAATGTAGACCATGATACATCTCTCATTTTTAAGTCTCCGTAGTAAAAATAAATCTTAAGTTAAAAGCACCAGCAGTAGAGTTAGTAGCAAATCTCACGTGCACGCCTTGGTTTTGCCTGATCACCAGGCCCTTACCGCTCGGAGTTTGCTTCCAAAATGGACCATTGTTTTGAGCGGCATGATCATTGGCCTCAACGTCTAAAGTACCAGTTCCCCACTCATCAGTAGACCATTTACCAGTTCTTAAAAGCGTGGTTTCTGTAGCAATGGTAGCTCCAGTAGCTACAGTAATTCCTGCAGGTAAACTATCAGTAGTATCAAATGTAGCTGGAGTAAGTGCCGTACCACCAGTAAAAGAGGCAATCCTATGTACTCTAAACTCACCAGCCACACCAGTTACGGCTGTAGTTTGGTCGTTAATAATCCAAATTTCTCTTAGAGTTAAAACACTAGTTCCAGTGTTTTGAATCGCTATCATCGACTTGTTATTACCAACAGTAATGTTCTCAGCGACCACGCTGAAAGTCGGAAGCTCAAACGGTACTTGCCTTACGACTAGTCCATACTGTGTAGCCGATGGAGCCGTATTTAATACAGCAGCATCGTTGGTACCGTTGGTTAATTGAGTCTTTTGAGTACGATTAGTAAGTGTCGCATCTAAAGCTAATCCACCAGTAGTACCAACGTTAGCCGTAACCGTTCCGCTTACTGGCTGAGTTACAGCACTCCCATCAGTCTTTAAAACGTTAGATCCATTAACCTCTGGCATCCTTAAAACACCAGAGGCATCTCTGAAACCAAAAACCGTCATGCCGATTTTACCACCAGAGGCCTCACCTATTTGTGAAGCCGTTGGAGATACACCGTCGCCAGAACCGTTTTCTAAAATTTCAAAAGACTCTTTACTATCAGCCATCTAAATTATGGAGCCTCGAGTACTGCTACAGTTCCGTAAAGGCTCGCAGCTTTATCTAAATTCTTAGCTCTAAATAAAATCTGCTGAGTCCCAGTAGCACCACTCGTAAAAGTTAAACAATTAATATCAAGGTGCGCTGTAAATTGACCAGGGCCAGTCATAATCCATCCAAGGATTGTCTCGGCACCATCGTTGTTCCAAACAATTTCAGCCAATGCTGAGCGTGAACAACTTAACTGAGCTTCAATATCAGAAACCACCTTAGAGGCAGTTAAAGTAATTGTGCCCAATGTTACATTGCTAAGTGATCCAGCGTTGGTGCCGTAAGCACTCTTACATGTGCCACTTGCACTAGATCCAGCATCTACTGAAATTTTACCAGCAGCAGTTAACTGAGGTAATACTAAATTTCCCGAGCTATCTCTAAATACAAAACCAGTGAGGCCTACCTTACCAGCCGATGCATCACCAGATTGTGATTTAGATAACACCGCACCTACGTTACTCGAGTCCTCTAAAATTGGAAAAACCTCTCTTACATCAGCCATTGTTCACTCCTTTAAACAAAAGTAATTATCTCTAAAATATTTGAAGCCACAGACGACGAGAAATAAATCGTCTGAGCTGTATAAAAATTATTATCAGTATAAAATCCGCCAAGTGGAACACTAAAATATAACGTGTCAACTCCACTCGCGTATCCAAAATTAATCCTAGCAATCTTACGAGAACGAATTGTAAAACCCTTACAATTCGCAGGCAGCGAAAAGCTATACTCAGTGTTCGCCAATGTAGCCGTAAAATTAGAAATAGCTGGAGTCGTATTAGCCGATCCAGCGCCACCAAGCGCTACTAAAATTGCATCTAATTTACCTTGAGAAACCGTATCAGTTACAAAGCGATTGGTAGTCCCATCGCCTCGGTCTTGGAAGTTATTAAAGTTTCTATCCTGTATCGTTCCAGGTAAAGCCATCTATTTTGGTCCCATCATTTTTTCTATATCGATAGTAAACCATGCATACCAATAGCCATTTACAAACTGAATATCAAAATATCCAACAAAGGCCTTAAGCCTAATGTTGTTATCGAGCATCGCCTTAATTAAACCACTCGGCGTTTTAGCTCTCACATAATGAGGAACGTCCACCAATGAAGGTGGACGTCCAAAGCCTGACATGGCCATCTATATTAGTTGTTATCCTTAACGATAAGAGCAGACTCAGCAGCGCCAACACCTTGTTGAGCAATCTGAAGTGCCTTACAACCAAAAAGAGCATCCATAACCTTAAGCGTCGCAGAACTTCCGTATTCGGGAGCAGGACGTTGACCGATTTGTACACCTTTTTGGAAACCAAGAGCGATCCCTTCAACGTCATACATAAAGTACTGTTGAGCGCCAAGCTCAGGAGTAACCAAAATTGGAATTCCATAAACTTGAGACAAGATACCTTCTGGAATTACAACGCGACCATAGTCTTGAGCCAATGTGAATTTATTGATACCAAGAAGTTTAGCTTCTTGAGCAGGAGAAATAGCAAGACGCAAGTTTCTCATGTCAGCTTTACGCTGCATCAATGCTTGGCGCATTTCCAAGATAATAGCATCTGTAATATCACCAGCAGTAGTTGTAGCTACACCAGCAGTCTCTAATTGAAGGATCAATTTTTGATCCACGAACACACCGTGACTGCGAGCAGCGCGACGGATATATTCTGCCTCAACGTCTACAGGAGTTTGAATAGCGTCCTGAGGATCGATGATCCATCCAACTGTTGCCATAAAGTTAAGTGGCAAAGTATCTTTAGCGAAAGTTAAAGACTGGATTGTAGCTTGAGCCGCAGACGCTCGGTCTTCAACTGTAAAGCTACCTGCCTTAGGAAAAGAAATAGACTCTGCACCTGGTCTGCAAAATCCAGAAACGTCATAAACATTTGACGCCAACACCGACGCGCTAATCAATTCCTTCTGTACTAACGCTGCAATCGCTGCTTCCTTGACCGCACCTAATTCCGTTACACCTGTTACTGCCATTTTATATTCCCTCCGTTGGAAATTTTAATTATCTATTTTTATTCAACCACTCAGCTATCTCAGTAGTTGTCATTTTTTTAAAATCAATTGTTTTGCCGTCTACCTTTTGTCCACTCGGCATTTTGCCGTTTATATTTGGACCTGACTTATTAAACAAATAAGGCTTTGTTGACTTAATACCACCAACTATCTCGGCTAACTTTTCCTTGTCGGCCTCGAAAGTCTCGGCATCAATTTCAACATCGCTTAAGTCAGCGAGCTTCATCAACGCATCAGGATCTACGCATCCATGCTTTAGTGCCTCAGACTTCACTTGCTCACCTAAAGACTTGTAGGCAAATTTTTGAAATACTGCCTTCTCGCCTTTTTTCGCATCCTCAAGCTGCTTTCGTAAGGTAGTAATCGTTTCCTCATGCTTACCTAAACGGACTTGCTCGTTTTGCTCTAGCTCAGCTAGTTTATCCTTTAAGACCAACGCTTCCTTGAGTTGCTCTTTAAGGCGCTTTGCCTCGCCTAGTGTCTTTTTATAAGTGTCGTATGAGACTGAATCTTTTTTGCCACCGGCATTAGATTCTTTTTGATCCTGTGTAACGTCACTAACGTCACCAGTTTCCCCACTGGGGATTTCTGTATCAACTGACATCGTAGCTCTCCTTTTATTTATTTCGCAAGTCTATTCCTAATTGCTAAGGCCCTTCTGATATATCTCAGGACTATAGTCTTGGTCCGACTCACTATTGTTTTATTATCGTTGATCAACTTATCAAATATAACAAACTCTTTCTTTTTTAGATGGCCCTTTAATTCTTTCATGTCGATAGGATCAGTGTGGCCTGTTTTTGTTTTATAACCAGTGTGCTTACCGCTAACATCAATCTCTAATTTACCGATACCTGTTATGGTGTGCTTAATCGAGTCTAGTAATTGACCAGTTAAAGTTAAATTAGATCTCTCTGGGTTATATGTTTCGTGAGTTGAGTTGTACCTAGCCAAGTATTTCCTATTTCTAATAGTCGAGTCCTCAAGTGGAGTTTTAAACCCATCTGCGCTAATTGGCTTACCGATTCTAGCCTGGTATCTAACTCTATCGCTTACAAATTCACCTACTTCATCTAGCATATCCTTACCGCCAAGCACTTCCTCAACGGCAACAGTCACCTCTTTTTGTAACTGAGCAAATATAGCTTTGTTTTTAATTCTAACATTAAACATCAAAGCTCCTCGTCAATTGTCTCTAGTATGTCGTTAGCTAAGGCGTTTAATAACGCCTCACTCCCACCAGCCTCGTCACGCTTAACGGCCTCTTTAATACGAGGAGCAAACTCACGTTTAATTTCTTTTAACTCAGCCGCCGTAAATCCAAAGAATGGACGCCTAGGCACCGTATCACCAGTGATATGGTTATAGGCCTTCTCTACTTGATCCTCGGCTATCTTAAATGTAATTTTATTTCCAGAGTCCTCAAAATCTATGCCAGCTAACATATCACCAGTAAGTGACATATTAACACTACCTCGAGACTTACCAGCAGCTTTAAACTCTAAGCTATCGCTGTACACTTTAGAGTACGGTGACTTTAATTTAACTCCACCGATACCTTGCCCACCTTCAACACGAGTCAACATCTTATCCAATAGCACTTGGCCAATGGCTTTTTTTAAACCATCGGCCTCAGATAAATCGACTCCAAATATTTCTTTTAAATCTATCTCTTGCTCTATAGCTTTAAGAGAGACCTTCGGTTTCTTCAACTTCAACATCCTCTGTTTCAGTTTGTACTTCAGGCTTTAACTTCGCTACCGCATCCGCCAATTGCATTTGCTCGGCCTGTATTTCTGCTAGCTCCTCAATTGCCTTTTCCTCATCGTAACCAAACATACGCATCAATGCGTCTTGTTTAGAAATTAAACCAGCATCAAGTAACTTAATCGTAGAGTCTTCTTTTTCACTCTGCGTCTGCACAGAGGTGGGCTCGTCGTACTTAACTTCCATAGATACTTTATCACTAATCTGCACTCCCTTTAACTCAGGAGCCAACTCGCCCTCACCACTTACAGGCTGCATTACATTATTCCAATCAACCATTAAGTGGAACAACTGCGTCTCTACATTACGAAATAGATCCATGTCCTGTTTGCTAGCCTGAAACTTATCTAAATTAGCCAGCAAATGATCCACACCACTACTAAACGCCTTAGCCTGATCCTTACCGCTAACAACACTAGCGTCTAATCCTTGGCTACTTAAAAACATTTTTAACTGAGCGTTAATAATCTCTAATCCTGCATTTAAATCAGGGCTAGGTGACTCAAACACAAAGTTAGGTCTAGCATCTGGTGTGTTTGGATCGAGCTTTAACCACATCACTTTAGATGGACCTACTCGAATATCTTTTGGTTCTTCTACAGAGTAAACAATCGCCTGACTATAACCTTGAAGCCTTGCTACGTTTGCCAAATCACTAAGCTGACTTAGTAAATCAATAACAAACTCAGCGGCCTGATTACCCCTTGCCACGAAAAACTGAAAGTCCTTCTCTACAGAAATATCCACAAACGGCAACTTACCAATAGGATTAGGCACTACCTCGCCAATAATATTGCCGTAGCCGTCCATCGTGAAGTGTGTATCGATTGTCCACACAACGTAACGCTGGAGCATTTTATCTCTATCACTATCGTCAGCTATCGTCTGATTTACAGCATCGTTACCGTAGTAACCAAGCCCCTCAGTAACATTAGCCTGACTAATATAAGTTGCGTATTGATCCATATTCCAAACATTTAAAATATATGCATAAGCCTTTTCAGGATTGTTAGCGTCTGGAATAACGTCTAGATCCTTAGGCGTTAAAGCCCTTGGATAAATGTATCCACCGTTAGGCACTACATATAAAAAGCACTGGTCGTGTAATTTGTAATAGCGATTCGCCAAGCGCATCTGCTGATCTACACAGTTGTAGTGGTATAAATTCTCTAGCGTCTCTTCTTCTTGCTCACTCGCGTTGCCAAAATGTCGCATAGGCTCGTTCTGGTAAAGACTCGCCTGCTCTTGGATAATACGAGGTAAAGGATTTATAGACAAAACTTTACGCATATTCTGCACAGACTTAGGGCCAAACTCATCGCGCAAACGCTCTAAAACATATTGAGCCTGCCTATTCCTATAAATATCAAATTTACGCTGCTCAAAACGCTTACGAGAAATATTCTCAGGACCACTTATCTCATCTATGATTTGTTTTCTAACCTGAGCGTCCATCAAATTAACATTATCCACTAAATCCTCCAGTGATTATTTCAGCTACCTTTTTACCAAGCTGCTGAGAGCGCATCTCATTATGCACCTTTAACACATACTCAACCCTTGACCTAACACCACGCAATTTAAACTCTCTCCACAAATGATCCTTAACCGTCTTTTCAGCAATACCCATACGCTCGGCTATTTCCCTATTACGCAAACCCTCTAGCATATATTGAACTACTAATTGACGGCGCTTCATCGATCCACCATTGAAACTCCACCAGAGTGCTTAATAACAGGAAAACAAAACCAGCATCCATAGCCTAAGGCATCACTCATGTGTGTCAATGATTTATCACTCGTACTATCAGGCTCCGTAGTACCAGCCCTGTAAGTTACCTTTTCTAAATCCGCTATTAAATGCTTACACTTAGGATCTATCTTTAACCGATCCTTTTCTAGCAAGTTATTAACACAAACATATCTATCAAACCTTGCAGGGTTAGCGTTGTAAACTACCTGGTGTCCTAAATCTTTTAATATCTGATGATCCGATAAACCCTTACTGCTCGTTTGCTTACGCTTACCAGTAGAGTCTGGGATAATTCTAACGCTCCCATATTTATTTAGCAGGAATTTGCCCATCTCACTAGTGTCGCTCGACATCAACGAAATTTCATCTATCACTCTAATTTCTGGACCAATGCACTGAAATACAACTGCCGACATTGGGTTAATATTGAAATCCATTCCGACCATGAGAGGATAATTAGTTTCCCTCTTTACAGGCATCACATTTCTCGTGCGGTTAAAAGAATAATAAACCTGGCCTACACCTGTAGTTACGAATAGTCCTAGCACTTCCTGCTGGTACATTTTCTCATCGTAACTATCTTTTAAACTCTCAACATAACTCGCTGGCAGAAAAGGATTATCATGGCTCGCACCTTGTACAATTCGATAGCCTGGTTTTTTTTGAGGGCCTGCAAAATAATCATAAAGCCAGTTGTAACCACATGGGCTCGACGTAAGCCTAAGCTCTAACTTCTTAGCTCGCTTATCTCGTAAGCGCCCTAGCACTACATCAAACGCCTCTTTAGGAGTGTCACGCGTTTCATCTAGCCATCCCCAGCCTATCTCGATACCTCGAATGTTTTGGTAGTTATCAAGAGAGTACGCATACACAACAGTGCCGTTAACCATAATAATATTTCTCTGCTGGTTATACTTGTACCGAATGTTGTGCTCGTCCAGTACGCCAAAAAAAGTAGCAAGTGTAGCGTTTCGTAATTGGTTATAAGTATTAGCACCAATAAATCCACGTGCTCTAGGCTCGGCATTTATTTTCTCTTTAGCCCAGTGACTGCCGATAAAAGATTTTCCAGAGTTATGATGAATTACGCCATCGCTAGAAATATAGTTGTGAGAATTAGCCACCTTTAAATCAAAATAGTGACCAGATCCAACCCTTTCAATTGACAATATTTTTGATGCGGAATACGCTCTGGTCAATGAAAAAGCCAATTTACGACAAAGACTTGATAAGATCATTGTGTGATGGGGTTCGCTCATCGACTGATATAGCAAAGATTGCTTTGTGCCCAGCAAAATACGTTCAAAGACTAATGCTAAAAGAGAATCTGCCAAGATTAAAGTCAGGCGGTTTAGTTGGTGAGAGAAATCCTGGTTATAAGAATGGTCGGATAATTGATCGAGATGGATATTGTTTGGTAATGGCTCCTTTTGGCCATCCAAACGCAAGGCTTCTTCCAGGCCGTACTCGAGGCAGGATTTTAGAGCATCGCCTAGTAATGGAATCAATTCTTGGACGCTATTTAACGAAAAAAGAGGTTGTAGACCATATTGACGGCAACAAATTAAATAATCATCCAGACAATTTGCGACTGTTTGAGTCCAATGGATCTCACTTAAGTCAAACTTTGAAAGGCAAAGTTCCAAAATGGTCGAAGGCTGGTCGAAAACATTTTGTAGGCCGCAAAGGACTTCCCGAGGATTATCACAAACGCGTTCATACTTATAAGAAGAAGAAAAGATCAGGTGAGATCCGAAGGCAACAAATTGCCCTCGCTCGTGAACAACTTGGAATAAATCACCATGCCCTTTCAAATACGGAGCAGTACCTAAAGAAAAAGTAATCCGTCCATTCTCTAAACTTTTATAAAGTTGTGGAGTTTTTATTTCAGAAACAATTTTTATTCCATCTGCCGTGACTATAGGCGTGTCAGGATGGATGCAGCCTACACCGGCAGCAAATAAAGTAGCAAAATCTTGGGCTGTTAAAAAATCAGCCTGCTTCTGAGTCAGGCTTATTTGCGACATGTAATTTATAAACCGATGGTATGATTGGTTGTTGAGTTGACTCTTCTGGGAATGTATCTCGTTGACCTAGCTGTTGTTTTCCAAGCCATACTAGCATTGTAGTATTACCTGTCATTGCTATTTCGAATTGTTTTCGGCGTAAACTTACTCTACCTACTGCTGATTTTCTTTTATAGGTCTCCGAAAAAGTCTCTTTATATGTTTTTTTGCACCAGTTCTCTATGGTGTCTGGAGAACAATCAAAAAAACCAGCTATGTCCTCTAGCGTACAAAGTATTGAGCACAGCTTTTCAAACTGAACTTGATCTATATGCTTTAATGGTCGTCCCATTTTAGCCAATCATAACCTCATCGCATGTTTTATAAATGCTTTTTTACCAGCATTATTTGCGTAAACTCGCTCTTCTTTAACTTTCATTGATTTATCAGATGACAACAAAGACCTTTTGCCAATCTTAAAAACTGCTTCAAATCTTTTATCTGGGATATTGTACTCAGAAATAAAAACTGGCTCTTTTTGCTCATGAGCCCAATCTAAAAATTGCTTGTGGTTAAACTGCCCATCATACTCAGCAGTACCAGCGTAGGGTGGATCACAATATATTACTGAACTATCTTTTATAGGCACTTTGTCGTAGCTTGTATTATAAAACTCCAGTCGCTCCAGTCGCTCCAGTTGCTCCAGTTGTCGTAATTGAGTGACTTCATTATTACGCTTAACTATGGCCAATGCCTCTTCGTCTAAGTAGGGCCACAAAAACTCTGGTACCTTTGTCTTACGATAATATTCTATCTTATTTCTTAAAAACAAACGCTTATCTTTAATATCATAGCCATCTGCGAAGCCACTAAACCCAAATACTTTCTCGGCCAGCTCATCAAATTCATTTAACACAATAGCATTATGCATAGATCTTTTGTAGGGCTCTATTTCTTTAGAAAATAAGTACGCAGATCCATTATTTCCAAACGACCATAGGCATTTTATGTAAGCGTCTGTATCAACTTTAGCAAAAAACTCTTCTCGAGAAATAAATTTAGGCTTAAACACATTATAATTAAACTCACCAGCAATAGCCTTTTTAATTAACTCACAAATACCAGTGCGCAGCTCATTGAAGTGAAATGATTTGTAATCTTGACTACGCCTAACAATCATCGCGTTACTTACTGAAAATCCTCCGCCGAATAGATCATAGAAATTATCGGACTTAGGAAATACCTTAATCAGCTCATTACAAATTGAGCTTTTAGAGCCCATGTATGGGATACCATATTCTGCCATTATTTTACCTTAACGATATAACCGCGACTTAGTAAATCGTCCTTTATATCATTCATTTCCATATCGTTTGGAAATTGTACTTCTATAATAAATTTCTTATCCAAAGATTCTGTTAACTCTTTATCGTCTAATGGCATTAGGTCTGCCGTTAAAAAACTCATGTCTTTTAATCCAAGCAGCTCAAAATCCTCTATCCCTAACGTCTTAATGCCCTCGATCATCGCACTATCATCATGCTCGGCTAACTCAGCAATTTTATTATCCGCAATTAAGTGCGAAAACTCCGCAGCCTCGTCTTTAAAATCCTGTTCATCAACTGGCACTTCTGTTAACCCTAATTTATGAGCTGCCATTAATCTACCGTGGCCTGCTACGATAAAGCCCGAACGCTTAGATACGACGATAGGATTTCTAAAGCCTTGGTACTTAATAATCTTAGCGAGCATTTCTATTTGTCGCTCACCGTGTTTGTTAGGATTCATCGGATGTGGGACTAACGTATTAACGTCAGCCATTTTAGTAAAAGAGCATTTAACGTCCATTTAATGAAGCCCCTTGTCCTCTTCCTCGAAAAGATCTTTACCCTCTTCAATACAGCTATCGATAAAAGACTGCATTGCATTTAAAACTTCTTGGGTATTTTCAAATGGTAACTCTGGGCTCTCCATTGTCAAAGAAAATTCAACTTTATCTACGGTGTACTTTATTGAGTAGCCGACACCGGCAGCTCCAAATTCATCGTCAATCGAGGATTTTTTTGACATATCTTACTGCCCTAATTCTCAAGTATCTTTTTAATGTATGCGACTTCGCTCATATGCACGATACATTTCTTTGGCAAAATCATGGAGCACGAGCCTTCATTACCTGATGGAGAGTAGTTAAGCGTCAATACAATTTTATCAGGAGTTTCTTTAACAAAGATACCGATACTTACTATCTGGCATATCTCGCTATCAACTAATTCCTCAGTATCGCACCACTCGTCAATTGAGTGAGGATCGATCCAGACTACTTTAACAACTCTTAGAGCATCAATCATTTTAAACCCTCCCATCGGCCTTTTTTATTTAATACCATCGGCACTAATATGGGATAGCCATCGACAATTAGTCCGAGCCCTATTAATGGGCGCTTTGCGACTAGTTTGTTATAAGAATAGGCAAGTGATTTATCGTCAATTAAACAGCCAACTACCATTCCAAAGTAAAGGCCAAGTGGATTAGCCCAGTATCTTATTTCCATTTTGCTATGTTCGTGACCACTGACTACACTCATACCCATACTTTGCGACACTCGTAAAATATCTGAGCCTTTTGAATGGCAAAAATAACATTTCATACCGTTTGATAGAGTAATGACTAAATCTTTATGCCATTTCCAAGTTAGTGGAGCTTCCAGCATATCGCGATAAGATTTAATAACGCTTTTTGGAATGCCAAAGGCTTTAGCGCGACGATAAACGAGAGAGCCGTGGTTACTTTCCATCACGTCAACATCAGGAAATAGGCGGTAGAGAACTTTTAGGTATTTAAGGGCTAACTCCAGCTCACTACTTGGGGATAGTAAGTCCGGATCGTGAGAATGAAACGACATCGCATGAGCGTCTATTTCATCACCGATATGGATCACTCGGTCAGGCTTATAGGCCTGCTTCACGGCCTTTAAAAACTCTATTGTGTCTGGGTGACTGTAGGGGAAATGAGAATCAGAAATAATTAAAACGGACTTATTCTCTACCGCCATAGCCTAAAGGCTTACATAAGCTAGCGGTATTACAAAATATTAAATCAACTAGACTGGTTTTAGGTCTAGTGATTATATTTTATTATTGTGTTTAACTATTCGTGGAGGCTGTTTGGAGCAGTATTTTTGGTCTAAAGCTGACGTTAATGGAAGTGCCGAATGTTGGGAGTGGCTTTGGTCTTGTACAAAGCGTGGTTACGGTATTTTTAACGCAAGTTATTTTGGCAAAAAACAAGTTTGGAAAGCCCATAGATTTGCCTGGATACTTTGGAATGAACAAGACCCTGGAAAATTATACGTTTGCCATAAATGCAACAATCCCAGTTGCGTAAACCCAAATCATTTATATCTCGGAACACAAAAAGACAATATGGCAGACGTTAAGAGACTTAAAAGAAACTTTAATGCTAGAAAAACTCATTGCAAATACGGGCATGAGTTTTTTGGTGAAAACCTTAGGATAGTTAATTACAAAGGAAGAGAATCAGCTCGCGTTTGTTGCGATTGTCGCAGGATTAGACTTAAGCGTTTTAGATTAAACAAAAAACTCAAGGATGAGTCGAATGGCAAAACTATTTTATGATTTTATGCTGTCTTTTGAAAAGGGACCATTTTTAACTTTTTTACTTGGCGTAGTTTTAGCAGCAGCGTGGATGACTGATATTCATTTAAGCTCGACACAAACGCAGGCAGCAGTGCTCGAGTTATCTAAGTCGGTACAGGTACAAGACGAAAAGGTGTGGTTAGAATTAAATAAACAAAGAGACTCAACCAACGAACTGCTTCGATCAATAGATCAACGCCTCTCACGCATAGAAGGCAAGCTCGAGAAGTAAGCGTCATAAAATACCTAGTCTCCATAGCTCCCGATCTAAATCCTCACGCAACGCATCACGAAGCCCAAGTATTTCATAAATAATAACAGGCTCCATAGTCACCTCGTTAAACGCACGTAGATCGATTGTGTCGAACGTAACGAAGTCGGACCTATCTACGCCTAGGTTGTCGGTGTAAACCGTAACCTCGGCCTCTATGTAGTAATTAATGTCATCGTAGGTAGTGGTGAAGGAGAGGGAGGTCATAGTTTAATTTTACTCATTGCCTCGACTCCGTAAACCATTTCTTTTTCTAGCTTTGTGTCTGGCCCTTCTCGCTTTAGCATTTCAATAAGCTCAAGAAATGAAACTATCTTTGGCTTGTGTGGCAGATTGAACCAGTTTTTTATTATCTCCATTGCATAGCCCTTATCGATTCGTTCTGGCCTTTCCCATCCGGTATCAAACCTATAAATACCAACTGGAGTAAAGACCATACCTTTGTAAGGCGAGCCTTTGTCGTGGTCAAACTTGCCTCCAGCGACAGCGATACATTCCTTTGGATAAACTATCGAATAAGCCAATGCCTTTTTAGCTTTGCTCCTAAATTCAGCATCGACCTGCAGTCGGCCTGGTTGAGTGACGAAACTTTTTAGAAAAACCATATCCATTGTGTTCATTTGCTAACCTTTCGTTAGTGACAGGTGACACTTTTGAAGTGCCTCCTAATTAGATTTAAATTGACCTACTAGAAATAAAATAAAAGTAAAAACTAAAAAACAAAAAGTATATATATATCTGTCACTATGTCATTCATTAGTCATAACGTTAACTTAAAGGTGCCAATTTGGTGACAGAAGTGACACTTACGCAAAGCACAAAAGCCAATTTACGGCTGCCCACCGCGTTACCACGGTGCGCATAATGACAATTTACGCTACCACTCGGCGTTATCATTTCTTAGTGTCCAACCAATAACGCGATAGATTATCACGCCATTGATAACCCTTTGTCTTTAAAATCCTGCGTATTGTGCCCGTCCTACAGCCAGACATTTTGGCAATTCGAACAAATATTTCACCAGCCATGCTTTGGGTTATTACATTTGGCCCTTTGTTTTCTTCATTAAACCTTAAAGACAACGCTTCGCTAGCCATCTCCACCCAAAGCTCTTCGATCCAATCCTCTGCAGACTCTGGGGTTAATTTGTCGATAATTGCCTTAATTTTAAGCTCCGTATCTTTAGAGCACTTATAGTTCTTAGCGTCGTAAATTGCTTTGAATTGCGCTAACACCTGCTGACTTATGTTTTTAGGATAATTAAACTCTATTCCCTCAAGTGGAATAACTATGAATCTACGATTGCCGGTGGGGTCTCTAAAAAAATCATCTGGGTTAACCGTGCTAATAAAACTTGGAGCCGTAATCTTTTTATTCGGATCTCGCCCATAGCTCTCCCTAAAGAAAGTCGATGGCTGAGTGATTAATGACTTTAGAAAAGGCACATCAACCTTAGCCGTTTGATCAAACTCCTCTAGGTGCACAATAAAAAGCCGCGATACAATCTCAAGCCAATCTTTGTTTTGCGAGGGAGGGCTTACCAACTCATAATAAGGATCAAATCCCTCGAGCATTGATCTAACAAAGGTATCTTTACCCATGTTTTGCTTGCCCTTTAATATTATGCAGCGGTTTTGGTTTTTTGAGGACTCGATCCTAGCAAAAATACTAGCTCCCCACTCTTTAAAAATTTCGGCGATCTCATCACAAGTAAACTCTCCAGATTTTAAACATGAGGTATATTTTGATACGTAATCAACGCCATCCCACTCTGGTAAGTCACACAAAAACTCAACCTTGTCTCTCATAAAAGAAAAGCGCTGCATTTCATCTTTAACAAAAGTTTTTTGTAACCCCTGTTCCACTGCAAAGGATCTTAAAACTCCATCAAGAGGATCAAAGCTATCCCAAGGAGAGGCGCTGTCCCTTTTAACAAATATCTTTTTGCTTAAAATATCTTTTCTTAAATCGTAAAAACAGCTTTCAAAAAAATATCCCCAGCCTTCTTGCGACAGCTTATTGCTCTTAAGTTGTTCTGGCATTTTCTCTGCGTATTTAAAAATACGATTCAACCAATGATCAGCATTTTTAATTGCATCTGGATATTTGTTATGACCTAAGTCCGATAGATAAGGTCCCTTTGGATGATTCTTATGTAAAGCAAAATCCTTTTCGATCATTAATTGAATTAATTTATCCCGATCCTTTTCAACTTTAACCATATCAACGGCATACCAAAATAAATCATCATGGCGTCCAGCACTTTTCTTTTCTGATTTATTACCAAGTAAAAACTTAAGCTCTTTTATTAACTCCATTTCGATTTCTGGAATATCGTCTAAAGCAAACATCAAATCTTGTTCGATCCATTTATAATGAAGTGCTTTATCGTTAACTATCGAATGTAAACTTGGTGGTATTATTGTTTGCCGACCTTCGCACAAAAAATCAAAAAGCCTTACGCCATGCCTATCACACTGAAGATTTAATAACTGTGGCGACCATTTGTAAAAAGACGTAAAGCCTTTTTTGCCAATCTTTTTAACAGGCGTGTAAGGCAAAACAGACATGACTTTTCGTTCTATATCCCTTAGGTCTTTTTGAAATTCCTTTTCGCTAATTTGTGCTTTGTCTGGCTTATACTCGTAATCAAAATCAAACGCGACCAAACCATTTGCGGGGCCAAGCGGTAGTCCTATTTTTTGAGCGTGAGAAAACCGCTTTAAATAGCCCAAAAACATCTCCTCAGATGGCTTAGCAGTGCACCAATCGCTCCACTCCTCTATGTAAGGACCTTTGCCCTGTGGCCCTGTTCCACAAGGAAAAGTAGCTAAACCAATATCCCAATACTTTTCCGCCCAATCCCCAAATACACCCATGCATTCCCCCTATATATAGTGGTCCCCCGACCATAAATTTTGCTGTTTGGATAGAAATAACACTCAATCCTTGACGAAAAGTCCACCTGAAATAACAATTAACGCCTGTGGCCCTGCCACGAGCCCTATATATAGGGGTTAGGCCTACGCCAAGTACTAGGCCTAGCCCTTTCTTGCTAAACCCACGGCCTCACGCGCCAATTAAAATAAATCATTAGACTCGACTAACTCAATCGATTAACTTAGGCGATCACATCAGATGTAGGGGAGATTAATGAATAGACTAGAGCACACTATTGCGTTTAGCGAGATGCTAAGAGATTCACTCGATATGGCAAATAAACTTTACGAGCACATGTTAACGGCTCAGTTATCTGAGCATAGAACTACCGATGAGTTGTGCGAGGAGATGATTATAAAACTAAAGCTCACCTTAGAATACGGTGAGAGAAACATGAGGACCAAAAATGAAGCTACCCACTGATAAAAAGAAGCGCGAAATTGATATAGGTAAATATAAATTCTTAATTTACGGTGAGCCAGGAGCTGGGAAATCTACACTTGCATCGCAGTGGCCTAACGCTATTTTTATTCCAACAGAGCCAGGACTAAATTTCTTAGAGTGTCATCAAATTACTGACGACGATGGTAATCCTAAGATTTGTAAAAACTGGGAGGATATTTGTGACGCGGTAAAATTACTTGCCACACAAAAGCATGACTTTAAGACTGTGGTTATCGACACAATAGATAACGCGTTTGAGTTTTGCTCGCTCTATACGTTAAAGCAACGAGGCATTGACCATGAGAGTGATGAGGGTTTTGGCAAAGGCTTTGGAATGGTAAAGCGTGAGTTTACGAAAGTTATTAACTACCTCGCTAACTGCGGTTTTGGATTGGTGTTTATTAGCCACGAGAAAACTGGTGAGCGAGAAGAGCGAGGAGTAAAGCGTGTGGTCACAGATAACAGCCTTTCTAATTCAGCCCGAAATTACGTCAATGGCTTGGTTGACTGTATTTTTTATTGCTATCGTAATGATGAAAAGGACCTTGGAGAGAAAAGATTAATGCGCACCAAGGCGTCACTTAATATTAATGCCAAAGATAGGTCGGGAGTGCTCCCAGAGATCATGCGCATGGATTACAAGGAAATGTGTGAGGCTTTTGCGAGAGGAGAGGCGTGTGAATAAACTAAAACGCGCAAGGGTACTTGCAGATATGTCACAACAGCAGCTTGCAGATATGAGCGGCATTTCGCTTTACCGTATCCAGGTAATTGAGCGTGATTGGCACCTACCTCGGCCTGACGAGATAAAAGTATTTGCTAAGGTTTTAAACGTGAAACAAAACGAACTATTAACAGAGGGGAAGTAAGTATGAGTTTTATGGATGAGTTTAAAAATACACCAGAGGCTGAAAGTAAAGGTTTTAGCCTGCTACCAGAGGGAGATTACCAAGGGCAGATTGATAACTGCACTCTTGATATGACTAAAGCTACACCAAAAATCACTATCGTTTATAAATTGCTAGGTGAATACGCTGGACGTAAATTGTTTGGTAATTATAATTTGGCGGGCCAAGGGCTTGGTATTTTAAAGAAGGATCTAAAGCAGTTGGGACTTGATTACAGTGCTGTAACACAGCCTGGGGATTTAGTGGAGTTGGTGTGGAGTGCGGTTAATACTAGAGTTGATCTTTACATCAAACATCGCGAATACAACGCAAAGATGTACGAATCTGTTTATTTAAACGGCGTAGGTGGAGCTAAAAAAGCTACGGCACCAACAGCAAAAACAAAAGCTCCACCAAAAGCAAAGTCCGATGAGCCAGCGTTTGACTTCACCTAAAAGTTTACCAGAAGAGCTTTGGGTTAATGTAGGTCAAACTACATCGCTTGATGTGTTTGGTAATTGTGTAGCTAATAAAATGCCCGACTTCCTAACTGAGAAGTTAGGATTTTGGGTTAAGTATAGGAGAGACGATGGCAAGACCAGTAGGCTCGAAGAACAAACAGAGCGACGAGACGAGCGAGACAACATTGCTGTACTTAATCGCAGCATTAATGGCGAACCCTAATATTTATCCAAAGCATAGTGACCAGGCGATAATTGCGATGGCTAAACGGATGATTGAAGAAATTGATAAGTAAACTTTAGGCGCTCGAGGAGATGGCTCGCTATTTTAAAATCATAATGCTGTGGTCTTAAATGCTATTAAGACGAGCGCCTTTTTTTAACATGGGAGGTAATATGGAAACCGAATTGGTATATGAAGTCATAGATGGTAAAATAGTAAGAGCTACTATTGATTATCCGCTTGATGAAATCATCGGATTAATTAATCAAAAGAATGGAGATCGCTGGGCTTTAGCTCGAGTCATAGAAGAGAAAATTGCTCGGGCTGTAGCGGATCGCTTTATTTTGGAACATCTCGATAAAGTGATGTCCCTGATTGACCCAAAGCACGTAGCAAATATGGCCTCACTAAATGTACTTAGTGCTTTGCAAGGACGGGACCGATGATCTCGATCAAGAAGCTAGCTCGCGCTAATAAACGCTCGGGCTACATCTTAAAACCAGAGCGCATGACTACAGTTCGCGGTGTGCTTATAATTAATTTCAATAAGTTTCCTATATACATCGATAAGTTCACGGCGAAGAAAGTGAAGAAGAAATGTATCAACGCGCTCAAGGCTTAGAATTTTTCACAGATCCAGAGCAGCCTGGCATCGTTAGATTTTCAGGTCGTCCAGAAGAGCATTTAACTTTCTTCTTAAAAGACCCATCTAATAATCTGATCGAGTTTAAGATTTATAATAATGAGGAATGGATTTTTGCACCAGTGGTGAAGCCAAAGTTGAAATGGCAGGAGGTGGAGTCATGATGGAGTTTCCAGAAGAAATAGAATTTAGGGCAGAGCCGCGTCGTTATAAATATTGGCTTGCTCGTATGTTTGGTAAGCCAATCTATAATAAAGGTGAAGTAGTTGCCTATGTATGGCGCAAGTGTTGGTACATGATGCCAAAGGTATGCGCAAAAACATTTGAGCGAAATGCGCAGAAAGGCCCGAGTGATGAGTGAATTAATAATATTTGCACCAATTGTAATGATTGGCTTGGCTTTAGCGCTATCTGTTTCAGCATTTTACGGAGGTTTTAGTTTTGCCTACGTTCGATTCTTAAAGAAGTTTAAAGTGCTTAATGACCACATTGTTAATGAGGCAAATCACACTGAGAATATAGAGACACTTAGACTTCTAAATGAGTTTTTAATATCAATTAAAGTTGAGAATGAAAAAGTTAAATTTACCGATTGGTATAAACAATCATTCTTTAAGGATAAGCTATGATCACGCGCAAAGACCTTGAGGCTAAGTGTGAGGAGTTGGCTGATTTAGATAAACGTATCACTTTTGAGTGCGAGTCATGGGCCGACTGGAAGTCTATGTCAGAACTTGAACAGCAAGAAACTGAGGATGGTTATCGAACTATTTTTAAAAATGGCTTCCGTGCCGCTCTCAACCTCACTTGGCCGATGATTGAGGAGTTAAAGGCTAAGGTCGAGCAATACGCTAACAATATATTAATTCACGATAAAAGAGCCACAGGGCATTTGAGAGACTACAATCTAGAGTGCGAAATATCAAAAATGCTGGAGGAGGGTTTGAAGTTTTATGCAAACAGCAAATGGAATGAAAATTATCCAGGTGGCATTGTTTACGGTGATAGCATTTTAGACATGGGCGACATTGCCAGCGAAACCCTATCCGAAGTGCAGAAATTGAGGGAAACATGACCAACCTAGAAACTGCGGCGCGGGAGTCTCTGGTTTTTAATGCTGTATCTATTCAATATAAAATTGGTAGCGGTGTCACCTCGGCTGAGACAATTCAACATTTTAAACCGCCTATTAAAGTCGTAGAATACAGCGCCTACGCCAAAGCACTAAAGCGCATCGAGGAGTTGGATCGCATTTCAAAATTGCTGGAGGATGCTTTGAGCGATTTAACAGAAACAGTATGCTCAGAGGATGGACTAGAGTTAAGTGTGGACTTTGAATTGAATGACACATCAGCAATAGGCAATGCTATGGGAATATTAGCCGAAGTGCAGAAATTGAGGGAAACATGACCGACCTAGAAACTGCGGCGCGGGAGCGAGCACTAGCTATGCACTTAGCATCAATTGTTGGCATGTATTTCCCTCGTGAAGTCGAGACACATTTTAAC